CAGCGGTTTTAAATAGTTTAGATATATCTAAATCCAAACCCTTATCAGCCGCCTCTGGAATAATATCACCATTAATAGGCATTAAATTAGCTGGGACATAGTAGTCATTTAGCTTATCATTTTCCTCATCTAAACCATAAGACATAGCGGCTCTCTTCTCGTTTGGCGTGATCCACCAGGCTTGGCTCATCTGTCCAACTACCTTGTCCATTTCCTCCTGTAGTTCTGGGATAGCTGAGTAGTCAAAGTCTATATAAATCTTATCGCCATATTGTGGAGCAAGCCATCTATTCAGCTCATCTCTAATCTTATTAAGCTCTGGAATTACAGCATTTTGATAGAGTGCCTTTTTAGCCTCTTTCATATTGTTGTAAGTAGTGCTTTCAGTATTGTTTAGCAGCTGTACTGGTACATTGTAAATATTACATAGATCCTTTATAGTGCCGTTATATTGTTCTATTAAAGATAAATCAGAGGCATTAAGTCCAAAATTTACCCACGAAAGTTTCTTAGGAGTAATGATTACATCCCCAGCGTTATCGCTGCCTTGGTATTGTTGGCGGAATTTATCTTTTAACTGTTTAGCCTGAACCTCGTTTAAATCACCCTCCTCAGACATTAAGATCCCTCTCGCTGTTTGATTTTGTAAATACTTAACGCCAGTAGTCAATGCCTGGTTATTAGCATCCATTACCCTAAGTCCAGCCTTTAGAGGTGACATTCCATATAAATGCGATCCTGTCCCATCGTAGTAAAGGTTTGTATCTTTTATATGGCAAACCTCATCAGCTGCAATTCTATAAGTTCCATTGTAGGATAGCGTATATTCTTTTACTGGCTCCATAATACCGCCAGAGTTAATCTCTACTTTTTGAGACGGCAATACATAAAGTTCTTTAAATCTTCCAACTCCAGCTCCTGTATCTGGTCCAATTCCATAGATATATCGGTTTCCTGTAAGTTTCCCAAAGGCTATGATCTCTTGAATCCAGGCATTATATCCTTGTGCTGGGTTTGGTCTATCTAGTAATTGATGCAGCTCAGTATCCTCTAGCTCTACTAGTGCCTTTTTCTGTAGCATCTTAGCTTGTAGAATAGTGTTTGAGTTAAAGTCTCCAGAGGTGAGTGCCTTGTATCTTTTTAGATCATTTGATTTTTGCACCTCATAGACCTGGAAAGGAATGTTTGTCGCTGACTTAGTAATCAAATTTATAATAGAATAGATTGTGGCGTTGTATCGATAGCCCTTGTCGATGTAAGTATCATCGTTCTCTGGATTCCATACCAGAGTATCACCTAAATAATTATAGATTGCTTTGTTGAAATCTATATGAGTTTTTTGTGCGCTTTTAGAAACAATGTTTTTGAATCTATCTAAGAAACTAGCCATCCAATACGAAAATTTTTAATTATACAAAAATAGTAATTATATTACAAAGAATTCAGCACGTTTACCATATTGCGAATAAACGCCATATCTAATGCAGTCCATCTGGTGATTAAAGCGATCCATTGGCTTATTTATTATAGTGCCATCCTTTAATTCTGTCCAGTAGTAATTGTTATATTCTTTTATTATGTTTTTTGATTCCTGGCTTACTACTATGTTAAATTCCTTTAGCAGTGATATTCCAGCGTTAATTGATCCTGTACCTTTTACAGATGGTTTAACGTACATTCCTAGGCGTTTCATTTCCTCTCCAGATTTAGGCTCGGCAGCATCGTAGAAAGTAAGTGTTTGATCATATCCTAATCTTTTAAGCTCCTCTACTATGTCGCTGTTTGTAAGTCCTGTCTTATAAATTAGCTCGTGAATGTAAATGGTGTCTCCTTTGCGTACTATATACGATGCGGCTGTTGGATCATTTGTGTAGCCAAAATCTAATCCCACCACTCCCTCAGTATCCCTATCAAACTCTGGAAAGTCGCTATAAGGTATAAATGTCCAGTTACTAAATATCTGGCGTGCTGAGAATACTGCCTTTTGACCCTCTCCATAAACCCTAAAGTAGTCTGGATCACGTTCTCGCATTCGCTCTATTTCAAATATTAAATCATCTGATAAAAATAAATTGTCTTTATAGGTTGTTATCCAGGTATCGGCATCCTCTCTAGGTATTACCTCATCATAAATCCAGTGTATTGGATCGGATGGATTAAAATCCAGTATCATCTTATCAGTACACCTCATATTTATTTGCTGGAAATCTTCGAAGGTTAATTCGTTTGCCTCATTTAAAAAAGCTATGTTTCTTTTACGACCACGTATTTTCTGTGGCTCATCAACTGATAAGAATTCAATTAAATGATTCCTGTATTTAAATGTATTTTCTGACTTATTGTGTACGCCAGTGTAATAAGCACCCATCTCCTCTAGTATAGATATAAGATCACGCTGAACTGATCCTTTTAAGGCTGGGAGTGTTTTTCTTATAACTGAAATTATTAACGGCTTAGTTTCTGTCCTAATTAGATAAGCTATGTATTGACATACTGCATAAGTTTTACCAGAACGAGTCCCACCCTGTAAAACAGCAAAACGCTTTTTAGATTCTAGTAAATGCCTAAGTTGTACGTTAGCTTTAAGATTCTTTTTTTCTTTCGTGTATTTCAAAAGTTACGTCTGTTTCAACATTAGATGAGTGTTCTATTTCCTGGCGTTCAACATATCCTCTTTTTTTAGCTTTAGTCTTTAGCGCAAAAATTATAGATGTAGTATCCCCCTTATTTATTCTTTCTACAAGTTTACTTTCCAAAAAGTCCATAAACCTCTCCTCTGGCTCTAGCTCCTCAACTTGTTTTTTAAATTTCAAATCTTTTTTTATCCAGTCATAATATGTAGTGCGATCTATATCAATTGCATTACAGCTCTGAGTAACATTACCAAAAGCTTTTTTATAAGCCTCTAAAAATGCCTTTTTTTTAAATATTGTGTTGGATTTTGTTGATTCTTCCATATTGCAAAATTAGGTAAAAAACGCAGAACCTATCCAAACTACGTTTTAAAAACTAATTAACTAGCTGACTGTCTAGTTAATTTTTTTTACTAAAGAACGTTATAGGTTTTTATATTTTTCGCCATTTATTTTTATTTCTAAACTAGGATCAAGTTTTTGCATCCTATCTATTATAACTTGGCAATATTTAGGATCTAACTCCATCCCATAGCATATTCTTTTAAGTTGATGAGCAGCGACTATTGTTGATCCTGAACCCAAAAAACCATCAGCAATTAATTCATTTTCTTTTGATGAATTTTTAATCAAAGGTTCTAATAGTTTTATTGGTTTCATTGTTGGATGCACATCATTTCTTTTTGGTTTGTCGCATTTTATAACGCTTTTTCTAATGTAATCAGAATATATATTTTTAACTAGCTTTTTTAATTCATTTTTGTTTAAACTGTCGATTTCTAATTCATCATTTTCAATTATTGTAGTATGATATCTTTCATCTACAAAATAGTGAGCTGCTCCCTCTTTCCATCCATAAAGGCAAGGCTCGTGCTGCCATTGATAGTCTTGTCTGCCTAAAACTAAACTATTTTTAACCCATATAATACACTGCTTTAAAAGTATTCCAGCATTTTTCATTGCCATTCTAAAGTTGTGTCCCTCTGAGTCAGCGTGCCAAACATACCAAGCACCACCTTTTTTTAAAAATTCATTTGCTGAAACATAAAAGTCATATAAAAATTGATAAAAACTATCATTTGACATTTTATCATTCATAATTTTTAAACCATTTGATCCTTGATAATCTACATTGTAAGGTGGATCAGTAATTATTAAATCTATAGTTTTACCATTCATTAATTTTTCCCAGTTATTTTTTTCAGTTGAGCTTGCACAATATACTTTATGCTTACCAATTTCTATAATATCACCTTGTTTTACATCCACTTTCAAATCGTCTGGTTCCTCATAGTGATCCTCAGATGCTTCTAATTGATTAATTAAATCATCTCCTAAATCTGGCAAATCTAGACCCCAGTCAGTTAGCTTATCTAAATCCCAATCATTAGCAACAAGATCCCAATCCCATTCGCCATATCCAATATTGTCTTTTATTATAAATTCTTTTTTCTGGTCTTCTGTCCATCCTTTAACCTGGTGTACTGGTACTTCAAAGACTCCAGCTGATTTTAATGCTTTAAGGCGCATATTACCGCCTAAAACTATCATATCCTCATCCACTACAAGTGGTCGAGTTTCTAGCATTTCTGGAAATTCTTTTATTGATTTTACCAGTTTTTTAAACTTTGAGTCAGTTATAAAACGTGGATTTTCCTCATTTGGCTTTATAGCCGCAATGTTTACTTTTTTTACCATTTTTCCTTTTGTTGTTTACTATTATATTATTCCCATCTAAAACTGACTCCAATAATAAAAAGATATATATCAATGCTTTTCATTGTATTATCCTCGAATGAGTTTAAATACTCAACTCCGAAAACTATTCCCATCAAAGGATAAATTTGAATTTCAGTCATTGTTTAATTTATTATACAAAAATACGTAAAAATCCCAGACAGCTTGTTGATAGTCTTCAGGATCGTGTAGTTTGTTGGTAGTATGTGCCTGGTCATTGACTACATAGACTAAAATAAACTTTCCATTCCTGGGCTTTGGATATATTCTTACTCCATTGTCATCACACCACTTAAAAGCCCTGTAATGCTTTTCCTCTGTATTAACTACTGGCTGTTTATATTGTTGTTTTCTAGGCATTATAAACAGGATTTTAAAATTTCTTTACATAAAAGAGGTGGTATTTTTGATCTTTCATAATTATTTTTCATAGCTTGAGTACCGCCCATTTTTACTTTTACGCCCTGTGCTTTTAATTTTTTTATGGTACTACTTCTAGGAGCTGATTCGTGATGGCAATTTTTATTACCATTAAAACATTCTGGTCTAGGCAGCCATCCAATAGGATTAAATAAGTTAGCAATATGATTACTCCAAATATCAGTAGGCTTGGCTCTAGTGTCTCCATATCTACAATACCAAACTGTAGCCTTTGGCAAACCTAACATAAAATCCATTTTTCTTAAAATTCCCCTAGGATTTTCTATAAAATATTTACAATTAAAATGCTTTATAATTTGTAAAGTATTTAAAACTAATCTATCTGATTTAGCCGCAAAATCTGTTTTTGGTTTACCCATATCTCTATGATGATAAGCAGCAACTGAATAAGTAGTACAAGGAGGCGATGCCCAAATTATATCTGGTTTAAATGGTATTTGCTCTGGTTTTAAAAACTCTATATCCTGTACTAAATCGATATTTTCAAAATTTTTTACATCTACAGAAAAAACCTCCATTCCTAATTTTTCTGCTTCTCTTCCTACTGACCTTGAGCCAGCAAATAATTCTAATAATTTCATAATTTAAAAAGGTATTTGATCTTTAACCACTGTAAATCTTTGTTTTTTCTCATCTATAGGCTTATAAATACCCCCAGACTTGAAATCTGGAGCAACTGTGAAACTGCCTTGTTGACCATTTTCTTTGCGCTTTACTTTTTGAACGTGTATCTGTACAGCATCCGATTTGTATTGCGTCATCTCGCCTAGACTTCTAAATACAGTAACACAATTAAAAGCCTTATTAAAAAAGTCACTGGATCCAGAAATATCATAAGGCGTTGGAACTTTGTAGTTACCCCTCTCATTAGACTCCATTTTTCTAGGGTGTGCAACCAGGAATAAATGTGTTTTTGTTTGCTGACAAAACTGGGTTATTTTAGATAACATTTGCCCCACGTAACTATGATCTCTTTGTGCTGAATGGTCCAGCATATTCCAGGGATCTATCACTAATAAATTAACGCCTTTTTGAAATACTAAATCTCTAAAGGCATTTAATATCCCATCCAAAGTGAGGTTATCCAGGTCAATTTTAATAAAATAAAAATGCTCCTCAATAAAGTTTTTTGTTTTGTTTAGATCATCATTAGAGCAGTTACGCTCATTTAATTTATTAGCCAGGCGTTTTATATGTCCCTCATAAGGAAACGACTCTGGAGCAAAGAAAGCTGTTCTATGTCCAAATTTTACAGCCATATTACAGGCAATTTGATCCACTACGTCAGATTTTCCAGAGTTTGGAATCCCTGTAACTACAGTCCAGCTCCCTTCAAAATCAACTTTATAGTAATCATCACTATCACCCAAACCAATACTGAAATTTTTAATTCCATAATCGTTATAATTTAAAACGTCTTTCCAAATATCATCAATATTTACGACTCCATCCAAAGGAAAGTGTTTAGCTGTCTTTAAAATGTTTCGTAGTACCTCAGCACCTTTTTCTGTTAAAACCTCATTAGCATCCTTAAAATCGCCAAATTCGACATACTTACATCGATACTGTCCAAACCTTCTGGCGAGTTCGTTTCTTAATGCTAATCCAGGCTGATCATTGTCGGTGCAGAGAACT